GCTCTATAAATTTGACCATTAGTAGATGAAGGTTTCCAAATAAGCTTGACGCCACCAGATTCACCAAACATCATAGACAGTCTAGCATTGATTAACGTCTCAGCCAGTCTAGGATTAATGTTCTTTCTTAACGAAATAAGCTCAAGCATAGTATGGGCTGTCATTGGATAAACCTCAAAGGCACAGGCCCAGCAGAAGAATTAGACGTTACATTCCCTCTTCTTTTCATATTCATAACAGCGCGGTTAAACTTCTGCTCATTCAATTCTGGTTCATCACCAAGATCAGCAAGGACACCATAGACAACACCAAGCAGCGCATCCTCAGGAATCTCAAGAGCTGTATCCAAATTAGAGAAAGTAGGAATACCATTGTAATGAATCGACAAAACAGAGCCAGTAGTCAAAATAGCAGAAACAGTCTCAAGGCTTAAATCCCAAGAACCCACTCCAAGATTGTTACCAGAAAGCCACCACACATTCTCGGTGCTACTTGACATATTTGTCTCCTGCTCTTTCTAAGACCACACTAGCCCCAATATCCTTCATCTTTGCAGCAAAAGTCTGATACCATTTCATTGCAAGCTCAGTATGCGTTTTCACACCTTGGCCTAAAACTTCAACAGCAGTCTTGGCTAAAGTAAGTTGATTATTAAGATCATCTCTTCTCAATTCAATAGCAGACCGCATTTTCTCAGCCCTAATCCCAAGAACTCTTTCGATTCTATCCTTTCTAACACCAACATTAGTCTGGAAGATTTCCTGTCTAATTCCAAGATGTGTCTTAAGAATATCATTTCTTAAAGCAATAGCAGCGTTAAGCTTTTCATTTCTAACGGCAATGTTTGTCTGAAGAATATTTTGACGTTGAGCAGCATTCATGCCATGCAATTCTTGGTCTTCATCAGCAAGAGCGGCGGTCATTCCAGAAAGACCAGCAACAGTATTCAAGGCATCAAGGTTTGCGTCACCATAATCAGCACTAGCAGGATACGACGTACTAGCGTCAGTCAAAATCGTATAAAGGTCTGGTCTTGTCAATAAGTGTGTAATCTCAGTATTAAGAGTAAGAAGAGCGGTCAGATTAGCGTCAGCGTCATCTAAGCCATCAAGAATGCTCATTTCGCCAGAACTAAGAAGATTTATCAAAATGTCGTCAGCTTCAGATAGAGTAGTAATTGAAGCCGTAGTACCAAGAGCGGTAGCATAACTAGTAGCAAACGCTCCAGCTCTATATTCATAATACGAATAAGCAACATAAGCAGTAAGAATATCTTTTAATTTAACTGGAAAATTCAACTCGCCACCATTTAAGTAAACAGCAGGAGAAACCAAATAGACCTTATAACTAATAACAGCAGTAGGACTTCCAGGCGCAGGGACGAAATAAGCGGTAAGAACTTCTGCATTATTAACAAAGGTTCTGTTAATATAATAAACAGGATGGTCAGCGTCAGCATAATAAATGCTAGAAGCGTAAGACAAATATCCCTTTAGACTATTTGGAACATAACTAGCTACTCTCATAGCATTAGATGGAGAAGCTTTAGTTCCAATAGCTTTTAATATTTTCTTGCCAGTAATAACCAATGCACCAGTAAAAGAGTCTACGGCAGTTTCTTCTACAACAAGATCATCAAGCAAGTCTTGTCTAACTTCTGCAAGAGTGTCAACAATAATTCTAATTCCAGTATTAGTCCAAGTCTTGACTTCATCATTGCTGTCATAAGGAGCGAATGCTATGCCAACAGCTTTCGTAAGGTCATCTCGCCATGCCATCTTTTCCCCCTTAATGAGTAGCTGGGTAGAGCAACACTACCCTACCCAGCCACGCTTATTCCATATATGTTTAGTTTAACTGAGAAAAGATAATGATTAACCTTCCAGTTGAACCACCACCAGCCCCATCAGAAACACAATTAAGCCAAACAATAGTAGGATCAATACTTGTGTCATAAATGAAATATCTGTTTATAGTTGGAATAGTCCCAGTAGTGTCAGTTACTAAAATACTAGTGGTCGCCCCATTAGCATTAAGATGTTTTCCAACCTTCTGAGGAATTCCATTTGTAGGAAGACCATAAAGCTCAATTTGTCCACCAGTACCAACTACATCAAACGTAGTGCTAACACGAAATCTAACATGATACTTTTTATTCTTTTCTAAGTGAAGCTTAGGTGTTGCAAAACTTGTAGCGCCAGTGTCAAAAAGAACTTCAATAGACCTTTGGTTGCCAACATCTAATACTTTACCAGACTTGTATGCGTCAGGCATTTCTCAGCCTTACACATCAAGTTGCTGGGAAACCGTAAGGCTATAAGGACGATCGCTTGCGCCAAGGTTAGCACCAGGAGTAATAATAAATCTATAATAAGGAGCAGGATAAGAAGCAGGAGTCATCAAGAACGTCTGACCAACAAGAGTCACAAGCTGAACAGCGCCAGTATCAAACCAAAAAGTAGTGCTGACAGTGTTAAACGTAGTTCCATCATAAGAAGTCTGTAAATAAAGTCTCAGCGTAGAAGCAGGAGCAGTGCCACCAGCATAAAGTGTAACCATAGCATTCTTTCTTGTGTCCATCTCAAACGTAGGCCCGTACCAAGCAGTAGTAGATTCAGTATTAGAAGTAGTATAATTAATAGCAGTGTGCTTAAAGCCTCTGTCCTGAGAAATAATAGTGCTAACAAGTTTGGACGCTGCCATGTTTCAGTTCTCCTTTTCTTCTTTACCTATTACGCAGCCGGAATCGAGGACATCTTCATGGCGAAGTGCGCCTTCAGAGTACCGAGCCAAATACCACTATCAGAGAAATACTGATCCTTAATGCCGTCACGATCATTCTCTTGAATCGCCGTTTCATACTTGGAAGGACGATAGGTAACATGACCGCAATACTCAGGATCAATAATAATAGCAGTACCACTATAGAGGCCGCCTTCGCTCAGAGTCATCAGCGGAGAACGCACAAGCTTCAAGACGCCAAACGGAGTCTCGAAAGCCTTAACAGCAAAACCAAATCTCTCACTAGCCTTAATGTCCTGATTAATCATAACACGACCAGTCAACCCGCCCATCGGCCCGGAAGTCAGATCGTTCATAAAGCTTAGGAATTCATCACCACAGAAGGCATACTTCACGCCGTTTTCATTGCTAAACTTAAACACCCTCTTCATGTCATTCTTAAAAGCATTCCACCCGTAGCTACCAACATTCATATTGATAACATTGGTTCCATCCCTATAACCGCCGTTAGGAGTAGAAGAGCTAGAGTCAGTCGATCCCCAGTCTTCAATACAAGATAAAACACCATGGGTCGTGCGAATTACAGAACCACTTTCGTTTCCATCAGTGTGATGCCCATAAGTGCCAGCAGGAGCAGCAACAAAGCCACCAATTCTGCGCGACCAAATATAATCCTTCTCATTCTTAATCGTATGCTCACGGAACTTCTTAGCACGAAGCCACTTCAATTCATTCGTTTCACCACGAAGAGCAGCAGCAAGCATAGTGCCAGAAATTGCCAAAGGAGTTTTGTTGATGCCGCAGCTATTCCAAAGCACAGACATCTCATCAGACCACGGAGTTTGAGATAAACCATTTTCAGGTTGAGAATCACCAATCACATAATAAGTGCAACCAAGATTTTGAACATCAGTGGTCGCACTCCAAAATCCCTTAGCAACATAAGTGGGAAGAATAGTAGTGCTGCTTTGGACAACGCCTTGGAAAATAAAAGTCTTATCGCTAGTTCTATAAACATTAAGCTTCATTCCAGGCTGAAAGTTCGTGCCAGCAACTTCGGTTTCGCCAGTAACAACAGTTCCAACAGTGACAATACCAGTAAGCAAAGCGGCCAAAGTATTAGCGGTAGCCATTGTTTGAGAGCCGCCAATAACAAAAGTACCAGTAGGATTCCAATAGTCATTACCATAATCAAAAATCTTAAAGTCTGGATCAGGCGTCTTAATCATCTTCAGCTTCTTGCTAAAAGCAGTAAATACGTTTACATTAGCAAAAACCTCGGCCATTCGGTTCTCATTAAGATACATCTTCCGACGATCAGTGTATAATACACCAGTATTAATAAGTTTGGTGGCGTTATTCGTTGCCATTTTTTATTCCTTCCTTTAGTACCTAAAGCTGTTCGGCCTACCAGCAAACTGCGCTTCAATAGAAATAGTTTCAGGCTCCCTAATTTCAGTAGCATTTACTCTCTCAGTGCCATTCTTCCCAGCGGGCTTAGGAGCAGCCTTAAGAGAAATGCCAAGAACAGCAGCAGAAGCCTTGACATATTCTTCAGCATTCTTAAAAGCTCCAGCGTCGTTCCAGGCCCAGAACATCGCCTTCTGCTCTTCAGTAAAACCAAGCTTATCTAATACACCCTTAGTTTCGGCAACCATAGTTTCTCTAGCGGTAGCATTTTCCTGAGTAGTCTTGTTGTTCTTCTCTTCAAATTCAGACCGAATAGTATCACCATACTTAGTCAAAGCAGCCTTGGCAATAGCCTGATCTCTTTCCAGCAGCCACTTTCGGCTAGGAGAATTCTCATCCTCGAAAGCTTGAAATGGATCGAAGTCATCAGGCAGCTTGTCATCAAAGCCTATATCCTTATGGGAAACCTCAAATTCCTTGGTATCACCGCCGGTTAGGACAGCCCTAACATAAGCTCTAAGACCATCGTGCGTCTTGACAAGCTTATCTAATGCGGACAAACCCTTAAACTGAGTATCAAGCTCTTCAAATTTAGCCTTATAATCAACATCAGTAACTTCAGTAACATCAGTCTCGGTCGTAGCCGCAGGAGTTACTTCTTCCTTTGGCTTTGCTTCTACGCCGTCCTCACCATCAGGGACAGTTTCACCATCCCATTCGGTTGGACGAGGCCCAGGATCAGGATAATCATGTTCAACTTCTTCGGTACTATGACCATCGCCAACAACGCTGCCATCATCAGCAAGCGTACTTGTCGGCATGGAGGCTTTATCGCCTGTACCAAAGTCATCAAACGAAAAATCATTCTGATCGAATCCGTCTGAGTGCTTCATCGTAAGCTCCGTTTTGCTACTGTTGACTTGGCGTTTCCTCTGCTGGCTTCAAAGTTACCAATTCCGCCTTGAATTTGTCAAGCTCTCCTTCAATTTTCTTAATCACAGTTGAAGCAGCCTCAGTACCCATAGCTTTAATTCTAAGCAATTCTTTACTAAGCTCAGTCTCAAAATTATTAACTTCAACCTTCATCTTAGCATGAACGGCTTCTCTTTGAGCAGTTTGCAAATCACCATTAACCTTCTTCAATTCTGTCTCAAGGCTTTCAATATTAGCCATCAATCTATTCTTCTCATCAATTCTGGCTGTAATTCCATCAACATCAAAGAACTCGCCCTTCTTCCTAACTTCATAGGCATCAACAATCTGACCACCACTCTCCTTATAAGCCTGTAACGCCATCTGGTACTCAGCCATCTTATTAGAAGGAAGCGAACTACCAGCAACCGTAATAACATCTACAATTCTAGCCTCAGCGTCATCAGCCTTGGCAATCGTAGCTCTATAGTCATCAAAGTTGATCTGCTGATTCACTACGAACTGAGACTCTTCAGTAGGTTTATCACTCAGAATCCTAAACATTCTATCGCCATTGTAATACTGTCCAGCCCACTCAATAGCAACAGAAGCCAATCTACTAAACGCATCATCGCTTCTCTTCACAATATAAGCCATCCTCTTCATGGCATAATTATCAGCAGCCACAGTGGTCCTGAACGTCTCAGGTAAAGCTTCAGGATTACCCATCGAACCTTCAAATGTGCCAATGTGATACTCAATCATGTGCTTCAGGTTTTGCATGATGACGAAAATCTGAGAAGGCAGGGGCGGTAACTGGAAAGCAAAAGGACTACCAAGAGAAGCATCAAATTCAATATTAAATGACGGCTTAAGAATCTTCATATCAAATTCATCTCTCTTGCCCATAAGAGAACCACGAGGAGTCATAACCTTAACGCCAACCGCAGATTGCATATAAGCCATAGTCAAACTCATAAACTTATTGCTATACCTCTGCATATTGATAACATCAGCGATTCTACTCCTACTTCCTAATGGACTTCCAGTAAATCTATCATAGACAGGAATAACAGGATAACGGCTAATAGGCAGCTCAACGTCGTATATCTGATCCTTACCAAGCTGAACACGCTTTCTTGCTCTGAAATTGCTGAACTTTCTAATATTCACAACACCATACTGAACAAGAATCTCTCTAGTGGCTGGGATGATTCTATGCTCGATACCCTTTTCCTTATATCCAGCACTCATCATTTGCACAATCCGTTCGTCAATAGGGGCTTCAAAATAAACAGGTTGACCATTATTATTAAGCTCAAAGATAGGAACAACTTCCTTCATATAAGCTTTTAATTCCTTGAAATCCATAACCTTGCTTCTATTAAACGAAGCATTAAATACATAATACAAATGAACTCTATCTAAAGAATAGTGACAAATGGCAGTCTTAATATCATCGGAGCCATCATAGTATTCCCAAGGAAAAACAACATCTCCAGTATCACTTCTATCCCCATAATCATACAAAGACTTATCCTCAGGAGCAGAAAGAAACTGGTCTGCACTACTTGATTTGAAAGCGTCAACATAGTCAGGATAAGCTTTCTTCCACTGCTTTGCGTTGAAATTATCAAGAAGAATAATCTCATCAGCATCATCAGCAAAAACGTGCTTAGACGTATAATCAGGGAATACCATAAATGGGTCAACTCTCCTAAACTTCAAATCACCTAAACCATAAGAAGAGTCGCCATCATCATTAAGCTGATACCACGCCACACCTCTTTCAGCAAAATCAGACGTAGCTAACATATGTTGCGCTCTACCTTCAGAAATGTCAAACATATAAGCAAGCCAATTTGCCCACATTCTACCTATCTTAACATCAGCATCCATTCTCCCGACAGCAGAAAACTTAGGATTATTAGCAGTAAGATTTGAACACAAATGCTCAATGCAAGGATCAGTATAATCCACAACAACCGGAGCGTGACCGATTTCAAGAAGGTCTTGCTCATCAGTAGCTTTCCACTGTTTCCCATGCCTAAACTGTGTCCAAGTTCTCATATTAGAATGCAGCGTACTAAACTTCTCAGTATAATTTACAGCCTTATCATAAATCTCATTACTAAGAGAACCAGTCTCTTTCATTATTGAGGAACCGAAATTGGACGACCAGTGACCCAATTCGTACCAAGCCTCTTCTCACTCAATTTCGAGTCCCCCTTTTGTTCCCTGTATTCTTCAAGACAGGGATATGAATGTTTGTGTGCGTACCACTTCCCATCAAGAGTATCATCGTGTCTCCCGTAAGGAAACCTATCTATTTCATCAAGATATGGCCCTAAAGTAGTATTATTGATATAATGTCCAGGAAACATAAGCGGAGTATAAAGCCCTCTCAGCCTTTCATTCTTAGAAGTTCTAGCGGTGTTTTGTCTCTCCATCCCAGGAATGTAACATCCATCCTCAATAAGCTTATCTCTCAACATCTGCTGATAGCCGTTAGTCTCAATATTAATTCCGTTAAACTGGAACCTATTATTCCATCTAACAATCTCTGCTGCAAGACCCATTGGTGGAACTTTATTTCTAAACATATCTAAATCAAAGGTTCTATTCTGCGCTCTTGCCTGCAAAAATATCACACTATAGTCAGCAGAACTCTCAACACTTACAGCAGGATCGACGCCACCAAAAGTAAACACAGGGATATTCGTCTCAATATGCCCATCCTCATGTGTAACACCAAGCAACTTGAAATCCTTATCAGGCAACAATCTAATACTATAATCCTTGATCCGCTTTATATCACTGATATTACAAAGTGAGTCCCCACCAGTTCTCAATTCTCCCTGAAATTCACGCCACCATAAAGAGCCTTTACCTTCAGACTCCATCATTTCTTTTTCTTCCATCAGACGTTCATAAGGCCACCACTCAGGCCACAATACTTCTCTTTTTTCCCAATTCGTTACAGCTTGAAACTTTCTATAAGTCCAGCCCTTAAGCCTGCGAATCCTATCAAGAGTGCAATCGTGACAAATCATAGTGCCGATAACGAATACTCTACCTATCTGGGGATCCATGCTCTGCAATACTTCAGACAAAAACCAGTCAAAATTGAACTCCATAATATCCCTAGATCGCGTATTCTCCTTGTCCTCAATATCGTCAATCAACACGAATGTAGGTCTATAGTCATCAGAGAACACACCTCTAACCTGCATCCCCTGACCAATAGGAATGATAGCAGTGCCATTCTTTAATACAGTCTCATCCTCTGTCCACTTCTGAGCAGTATTCTGTCCCCAATCGCCATATATCTCTCTAAGCTTTACATTCCTATTTAGATTATTTTTAATAGACGTAGATACTTTTACCGCGTGCTTAGTTGTTCTACTAATAATAAGAAGAACCCGATTATCACCACCATAGAATATATAATGAAGAGGAATAGCTTTACCAAAAAGTGTGGTCTTAGCATGACCTCGGGGAGCTTCATAAGCTACTCTCCTAAGAGAAGTATCTAAGTAATCTCTATAGATTGAATCATGAAACGGCGGACTTTTTACCCTCATCATTGAGCTTAAACAAGTTTCCCCCAGAAGTCTCGGCTGTCGAAGAATCGCTTCCTGTAGTCGTCTCCGTTCCTCTGGTAGCATTTATATCCTCTTGAGTTTCTTTCTTAATTCTGTCCACATCTTCCTGAGTAAGCGTTCCTTCAGCACTTTGCTCGGGAACTTCGCCTGCGGTTGTTCCCTTTCTTTCTTTCTTCCCGTATCCCAGCAGTGCAGTAATCTCCTTAAGAGCAGCAATTCTAGTACCAGCCGCCTTAGCATTTGCATCAACTGTTTGAACGACTTCGATATACCTTTCCAAAATCCACTGCTCAGGATCAACGTCAGAGATATTTCGTCTTCTAAGGGCCTTCTCTACAACTTCTTTCCCTAGTTCGTTCATGTATCTCTGTGTCTCCTCTAGCTCTAAAAGCAGTCTAGCTTTTACGTTTGCTTCCGCATGACTGTTAATCCTATATGCCATCATAACAGCATAAACGCTATCTCCAGTAGCCATGACAATTTCACAAAATGCCTTCAGTCTAGGATCGTCAACAGGGTTCTTCGCATACTTATACCACTGCCTAATAAGCTGATCCCTTCTCATAATAGAACCTTCAAGGAAAGCTATATCTCTATGATACCCGATCCAATGGAAAAGAGGCTCATACGTCCCATGACATATAGCCCCATAATGCCTAATAATATGATGAGCTACTGGCCCCCACTTCCCATTAGCCAGCTTCTTAGATACCCTTTCGTTAGATAACCCTGTAATGGTCAAAACCCTACCATCATTACAAAGCAGATTATAAGGCAGGTCACTCTTCTTTAACTTCCACCATTCTCCAATAAAATAAGTTATCCCATAAGAATCAGCATCAGCTTGACTTAGCAACAAATGATACTCTCTGACTATCCTATCTTCATCATCTAATTCATTCTTTTCTACCATTCGATAATCAACACCAGCCTTTATTAATTCCTCACCAGCCTCAGCAGAAAGTCCCAAAGGGAAGTATTGTCTGACAATATATTCATCAGTACCAACTGTTACACCACGCATTCTTTCCCCCTATGACTTTCTGCCAATATAACCAAAATCCCACACTAACGCAAGTCCCACACCCGACCCTCTCAGATCGGTGAATTTGGCTCATTCTAGCCTACCCATGTCCTGACCCTCCCAAGCCCTAAGCCTCGCTCCTGGACGCTCTTACCGCACTCCTAGCCCCACTGCCGCTCAAGCCCACCCTAGGCAAAGGCAGGATACGACCCACCCTCTGCCACAGGTCAGCAGATTTGCGGTAGAAATAGCGATAAAAGAAGTATCAGTTTATCTATTAGGAGGATGACTAGGTATTTGTAGAAAAGGTTGAGAGAGTATATGTGAAAATTTGTGTGAGTGAGAGACTCCCTCTACATCGCCCGCCCCCGGTCTTTTGCGGAATTCACATATTCGGACGCCGTTCGACTTAATGCTATATGAATGTTTATTAGGCGTCCCATGTCTATAGCTCCGCGTCCCCGCTTGTCTGCTGGGTTCGCCGTCCCGCTTCTGGTTCCCTTGGCTGGCAACAACGCCAGCTATCATCTAGTATCGAGGTGCATCATGCAGTGGAAGGTCAATGCCATCCTGGAGAACGAGAAGAACACAATTCTCGTTGGCAACACGGAAGCTGGCGAGATGGTCAGCGCAATCATGCCTGCTGATGTGGAACTGCCAGCGTGGCTGACGCAGTTCTGCATCGTGGAAAGCGAAGCCGTACAAGCCACAAAGGACGGAAAGCCCATCACCAACAAGAATGGGCAGAACGTCTTCAACGCGATGGGCAAGATCACGCCCATCCAAGCTGGCGCCCACTTCTAGGCTTCCACGGTATCCCGGCCATGCCATCCAGGTGTGGTCGGGATACTTATAGCATTGATATTAAATAGGATCATAAATCCTAGGCTTTGTATGATCGTATCCGATAAAACATGGCAGTAGGTAAGTCCATGAAGGATTAATCATGTAGTGCTGATGGATAGTATAACACTGTGTAGCATTATCTGATTCCAAGAGGGACAGGTGATACTACACAGTATATTTTATGTTAATACTAAATAGCTTAATGTCCAGTGTAATAACTGGTGAAGATAGATATGGTGTTTTATAGTATTGATACTCCCTTAGATTTAACCCTAGGGGAGTATCTTATTATTTTATATTTATAAATAATTAAATATAATATCTTATAGTCTTCTATAGTATCTCCTACCCGTTCACCCTGTCCCCCAGCGTATTAGATAACAAAGACATGAAGGAGAAGTATCATGTTTGAAGCACAAGATATTATGAAAGGTATATCATATTGGACAGATAAGTTGTCGCATGAGAAGAATCATTGTATGAGATTATTTTATAAAGATATGATTAGATTGTATACTGATATGAACTCCAAACCAATAGTCTTCAAGAAAGGGATCAGACAATGCTCAGTAGCAACGGAAACTCAGCAGCTACTTCTACTGTAGCCGAGATTATGCTCTTCTTGGACAACGCATTTCAAGATGATGAGCTTCAGAATGATGATAGCTTTGCAACGTTTAGCAAGAAGATTGCCCTTATTGATGTCACATCTAAGATGGTAAAAGATATGCTTAACAAATTCGAGGATACAACTGACCTAGCTTGTATGATTACTACTGTTTCTGGTATCACTGTTAAAGATAATTATGATAATATAATTACGCTCTCTAAGATTTGCACTATGCTTAATGTCATAAAGTGTTCTGCATTGATTCTGTGGGCCAAGCAGCTTGGTGTTCAAGTTCCTATTGATGTCGTAAGTGATGATAATATTAAGTTGGCATCTCAGTGTAACGATAGGTTTGATAGGTTTGATTCGGATATAATGAAGACTCGTATCATTGATGCGTATGAATTCATCAATTCAACTGTTGTGAGGTAAGTATGAAATCCTTTCTTTCACAACTTGGGGCTAAAGGTGTGGACGTATCGTTCACATCATTCAACCCTGATGCTAATTGTGATGAGGATAATACTGTGTATTTTGTGTTTGATGATGTTCGGCCTGGCATTGATGATGTTCTTGATTATATCTTTAGCATATTTCATATCGTAAAAATAACTGGTATCAAGCTTGTTTATGATGAGACGCATAAGGCATTATCTAATGTTTGTGGTGAGTGTTATTTCTATGATGAAGCACCAGCTAATTGTCCTGAAGGCAAGGGATGTTGTGGTAGTATATGTCATCATGAAATGTATGTGAAACCATCTAGGCATTCTTGTGATGCTTTCATTCGTCGTACTGACAGTGCGCTGTTCTTCACACAAGGAACCCTGTAGATAGGAGCAATGACACAATATGAAAAACTGGATTATTAGCCTAGACGAGGTCGCAAGGCTTCAAATCATCAATCTGATTGATTACATTTACATGAAATTGTATAACATGAGACAGCATTATGATTGTAAGTGGTATAAGGATTTACTTATGTATATGGATATGTGTAGCAGATTGAGTGACATTAATTACATGACTGCCGTGTGTCTATTGAACGACATTAAGGATACAGTCAACCTGCATTCTTATGGTCGTTTGAAATGATACATTCTACCCTGTCTAGTGCTGGACGATCATGAGGTTCAGTGAGGCAGGGTAGTTTTTATTAGGAGATACTAAATGGGCTGGAAGATCAAACTGATAATCCTGGCTGTTAGGTTATTTATATGTAGGATTAAGTATAAAGAATACATGAATATACATAGAGGTAACGCTTGGAGAGCTAATAAATCATTAATGCACTGGGTAAGGAGCAAGAAATGGAACGTATGGATGACAGTTCAAGTACCAGTGACCAAGAGAATGAAAGTTCACAAGCTCTTACTGAATTTGAAAGATTATCATTGATGAGGTATTTGGATGAGAATGATTTAGTTGTACCAAATGATATTATGACTAATGAGGTTGAGTTCAGATGGGAAGTAGTGAGAGGAGCTACGCATGGCAATTCTCTATATTCACACTGAGAATAGTAAGGCTACTCTTATTGCCCAGCTTCGTAAAATGGGTTATCCTAGTCTTGAGAAGGCTGGTGTTATATTGACTGAAGTATTTGATTTTGATTCATGGCGTAAGGTTAGAGAGAAAGCATTTTATCGTAGAATTAAGCGTCGTGAAGATGCTTTCATTGGTGAATCTCCTACTGAAGTATACGATCTAAGTGTGGATGCAGGTAAGCTTGGCATTGACACCATCGTAATTGACACTATCTCATCTCTTAATCGTAGGCTTAGGTCGGATCTTAGGAGACGTACCAAAGCTAAGTTATCGTGGGATGATTGGGATAAGATTGGCAATGAATTAGAAGAATCGCTTGTTGCTATGGTTGATGCTCCTTGTAGAATTATCTTCTTGTGTCATATTGCAGACAAGAAAGATGAAGATAGTGGTATTATTTATGAAAGATTGAATCTAAATGGGCAACCCATGAAAGATTATCCAAATCAATTCGATTATATCCTGAAAGCTGAATGTGTTGCGAAAACCAAAGGTGTTCATTATGTTTGGAAGACCCAATCGACAGTCCGTTATGATTGTAAAGATAGGTCAGACCTTTTGGAACCGGCAATTCCACAAGACTTTCAGCTAATCTTCAACGCCCACAGGGAGAGTGGTAATACTAGCCCTGAGAAGATTCTTATATTTGGTAATTCTGGCACTGGTAAGACGTATAGTTTGAGAACGCTGTTTGCCGACAAAACTCCTCAAGCTCCTAAGACTGGAGATGAGGTTCAACGCAAAGTTATAGGAGTGAAGCGATGAAGGTGTCCAATTACCGCAAGCAGGCCCGCAGCGGCTGGCAAATCCTGTCGATTGATGAGATCAAGGATTTGACTGATGAGGTCAATGAGAAGGTCGCGTCTGACAATGAGAAGAACGGCACCACCAAGGACGATTGGAATGCTGTTTGGGAAATCGTGTTCTCTGGTGACGGTGGTGAGGTGATTAACTCGCGTTTGTATGGTCGTTATGGTTTGTATAATGGTCGTCCCACTGCTGGCACCATGCGTCAGTTTGCTGATCTGGCTTCGGCTGCTGGTGTTCCTGTTGTGGACGAGGAATTTGATGAGGATGACATCCCTGGAAATCGTATCAAGGCTCGTATCTATAAGGATGATCGTGGTTTCCATCGTGTGTATTCTCGTTTCGCTCCTGTTGATGCTCCTATTGAAACCATTGAAGAGCTGGAAGATGTCTTCAAGAAGGATGTCAAGAATGGCTATGTCCGGCTCTGGGCTGGTGGCGATTCGGAGTAAGTATGGGATTGCTCGTTGAGTACGCTATAGGGTCTGCTTCGGGAAGAAATCATATAGCTACCAGCGAGCGGTATTACGATTCACTTGTAAGGGTAGCAAGGGAAAAGCAGGATGAACTGTATCGTTCTGTTTTCTACTTTGACGAGTCCATCCTTGCTCACCTTGATGTGTATAATTCTGTTAAAAGCTATAGCGGTACATATCATCCAGATCACCTAGTTCTTGATATTGATTATGTTGGTGATATTGAGACAATCAACGCATTGCATAAATTAGTAGAAAAGATAGATCACCTTGGTGTTGACATTCGTGGAATCCGCTACCAGTTTTCTGGTGGCGGGTTCCATATTTATTTACACAAAGATTTATTTAACTGGAAGCCCAGCAAATCCTTATATGCAGAGTATGGGCAATGGGTTATAGATAACTTTGGTAATACTGTCGATGAGACTGCATATTCTCGTATGCGCTTAATGAGAGAAGAGAATACATTTAATAATAAGAGAAAATTGTTCAAGGTAAGAATAACAAGGAAAGAAGTTGAAGAATTTGATTTTAGTGACTATCGTGACTTGGCAAGAGAGCCTAGGGATGTATCAGATTTTCCTGATTTTGTTGCCCAGCCCAAATTCGATGTCGAGAAGTATGGAAAGAAGATAGTTGTTGTAGATGGTAATTATCAACCTAGAACATTAGATGGTAGGTTTGCTAATCGCTCTGTCAACACTTGTTTGCATAATATGTTTGAGGCTCCATTAGAACAAGGCAAGCGTCATGTAACTATTATTACAATGGCATCCCTTATATGGAGACAAGGTACTCCGTTGCATTTGGCTAAAGCTGGATTGCGTGAAAAGGTATTGAGTGAGTATCCTGATTATAGTGTTAGAGAATTGGATAAGATGGTGACAGATGCCTATAAGCGTGGCTATACTCCTGCTTGTGATGGTGCATCTACTCTTTCTAAAATTATGCAAGGACACTGTGATAAATCGTGCAGGTTCTATAAGGATTTGAATAGTTCAGTTGAAGTCATTGATGCTGGTACTGCTGAAGAGAGATTTAGGCAGAAGATTCTAGCAGGTGACTCGGCTCTTATTGATTTTGCTTCATTCTGTGGGTATGATGATAAAGACCTATTGCTTGAGCGTGAGAATCTTGTTGTATTGCTTGGCCCACCTGGACGCAATAAGACTGCATTGGTTCAGAACCTTCTAATTAAGAATAAGGTTTCTACTCTGTTCCTTAGCTTAGAGATGAGCGAGAAGCAGATGTTTAGAAGGTTCCAGCAAATATCGCATAACCTTACAAAGCAAGAAGTTGTTGATATTTATGCCAATGGTGGTGACTTGTCAACTAAAGAGTTTGAACATATTGATATGGTCACAACTACATTGGATATGGAAGGAATCAAACAGATCATCAGTAAGAAAGAATATAAGATTATTGTTATCGACCACTTGAAATTGTTGAAAGCTCAGAGTGCTGCTAAACTATTCCAAGAGTTAGCTGTCTATACTAAGCAGTTAAAGCAGTTAGCTAATCGTAGAGGTTATCTTATCATTGTTCTTTCTCAGGTTGGCAGAGAGTATGGCAGAGGCAACCAAGAGCTAGATATGCACGCTGGCTCAGGAACTGCTGGCACTGAGGAAGATTCTGATATTGTGATGTCCATTAGTGGTGATGAAGACAGTCAAATCAGAGAGCTTAGAATCCACAAGAATAGAGATGGTGATAGGTTTAGACAGTTCTTTATTGTTGACGGGCCTAAGCTTATTCTTGATGTAGCTGGAAAAGAACAAGTTGCTAAGGAAGCGAGAAAGAAAAAGCCCGTCCAAGCTTCCCCCGTCATAAGGCCAAGGTCGAAGGCACCAATTTTGTGGAGAGAAGATGAGTAGGAGAACCGGGCAGTACGATCCCTTCTGTGATGTCATCATTGAAGATGTCAGGACAGAGAGTGGCATTCCTGTTGGTAAGGCTGTTACAATCAATAACATGGGACAACTTGAAGCTGTTGGCACTGTTTCTGATGGCTATTCTTTGGTTAGCAATAAGGACGCACATGAAGGTTTCATTTCTTTGTTGAACGACAGTGGCTTTGATGTCCACGTTGCTGAAGATCGTATTACTTCTAATGGCAGGCAGTTTAGAGCTGTGTATTCTATTGAATCTGACCAGCTTAACAGGTATATTATCCCTGGGGCTAGAATGATTGGAGATGTAATTAATATTGAAGCCATTGGTATCAATAGCTATGATGGCACAAAGAAGCGTTCACTTTCTATTTCTGCCCGTGTTCTTTCCTGCTTAAATGGTATGTGTATTACCAAGATGCTTGGCAGTATTGAGATTAAGCATTATGGTATGTTGGGTGATCTTGACCTTACCAAGCAGATGAACGACGAGCGTAATGCCTTCAGGGATAGAATGGCTCGCGTTAATGGAATCATGACTCATCAAGTTCTTCCTTCTATTGACAGAATGGGTCAAGTTAATACTGATGCCATGTTCTTCCGTAATCTTATCAATGCTACGAATATCCCCAATAACCTGTTGAATGACGCCATCCTTGCAATGGAAGGTGTTACTGCTTGGGATACTTACAATGGCTTCACTGCCGTCTTGAGCAGGAACAATAGCATTCGCGCTGATGACATGAATCGAAAGGTTAGCGAGTTCTACTTTGACGCCTTCTCAGGATAATATTTTTGATTTATATGGCAAGAATCCAAGGACTCAACTTGGATTTTGCCTGCACTTGCCAGAAGGCTATTGGAAAGCCATCTGGTCTTTTATTATGTTATTTACCAATGGTTTCCAAATTGATCCTACTGTTAAAGGTTGTGCTATCCATGTTCTTTCACCACACGCACTTGTCATACAAAGAGTTGTCAATCAATTCTTAGACAACCCACTCAAATATGAGAGGCAAGTAGAAGGTGTGATGGTTAGAACTGGTATCTCTCTTTATGATATTCAGGATGTGCTAGAAAGGTTTTCTTCGTTTGTTGCTGGCAGTGATGGTTTCTTTATTGAGCCTGTAGATATGAAGACTTACAATGACTCGAATCAAGGTTTAAGGAATAGAGGTACAGATGAGAGTGAAGCCAACCAAGAAACAGGCTAAGGAATACATGGAAAAGGCAGCAACAAAAGAAAACATCAGGCGACTTCATACTCATGTAGTTGATAGGGAGTCTTTGTCTGACATTGGAGCTGACCTTGGTAGTCTTGAGCATTTGAATAAAGTGTTCAATGTGGAGATTAAGGGATACGACCAATCTGCTCGCTTCGGCTTGAGACTGAGGCTCGTTGATGATCGGTCTGTTATCATTATCCCCACCTATAGTAAGACTGCATTTGCAAACGATAAGGCTGACATGGTTCTAATTGGCGATCATAAGATGATAGATGATATTACCTTATTTCTTAACAAGCATCCGTCCAATAGCTTCGTCAAGTTCCTTCGAGTTGTAGATGAGTATATCACAGGTGTTGGTGTTATTATTGATTTCGATGCCTTGGTCGCTTGGGTTGAAAGAGACAAACTACCACAGCACAAGCCAAGACCCATTTGAAGAGGTGTAGGGCCGTCCAAGAGCAACGATTGGCCCAAGCCTAGGTCAAGGCATCCCCGACCGATGAGCCGCCCCTATAAAGCCCCTAAGAGCCTAAACACTTTTCTGGAGGGTTCATGTCCCTGCCTTTATTTGCAACGCAATCGAATACAATGCAGTTGATTGATGCAGTGAGTTGTAAGATTGATGTTATTTTCATTATCCAATCGTATATCAATGGAGAAATCAGTAGAGACGAGTATCTTAATGAGATGGATATGCTTGATGGATATTATGATGGTGTTGCCGCTGTCCTTGATCCTGAGAATCTGTTAGAGGCAGTTAAGGCTAACTTGGCTGAGTGGTTCCAAGTGCTATATCAGAAGGGTGAGAATATTCTTCATGTTGTCACTGAACTTGACGCTAGAGCTGATGCTGCTAATGCCTTTTCTGAGTCTTACAAGCAGATGTACGAAAACTATAAGAAGATTGCTGCAAGACATGAGAGGAAGAAAGCCTATCTCAAGGACTTCTTGTTGATGGCTATTGTTGATAGATTTGGTAAGCCTTCTCCTACTGATTCTGACCCTGATGGAAAGATTGCTATTATCAATGAGACGAAGGTTAGAATTATGCACTCCAAGAGCTATGACACCAACGAACCGGACATTGATAAACTTCCGCTTGATATGATTAGAATTAAGAAAGAGCTGGATAAGGAAAAGATGAAGAAATTGTTTGCTGCTGGTCAATTCACTGACTTGATTGTTCAGAGAGTCAAGGCATACGTCAGAATTTTCGGCTAGTATTGGTGCCGGGATGGTGGAATGGCAGACACGGCGGACTTAAAATCCGCCACCAGTAATGGTGTACGGGTTCGAGTCCCGTTCCCGGCATTGTCCACCCAAGCAACAAAGCAGAGAGGTTCCCATGTGTTTGTACGTTCATGAAAACAGTGACAAAATGATTAATGATTCACCTGATGTTGTTCATTGCTTCAAGACATTTGCTGTTGATAAAAATACAAATAATCTGCGATCATACTTTATGAATACTCAATGCCTATTGACTGAAGATTATGAGTTTTATACCACTCCAAAAGAGCAACCTCATAATCCTTCTATTAAAGCAACAATATCTCCTTTTGCTAACATTGTTCACGCTGGTATTCATTGTTATTTAGATAAGAATGATTTTGCTAAAAGGTATCTGAGTGGTAATGATATTGACAGTGTTCACACGGTTAGAGTTACAATCAAGAAGGAAGACATCATTGCTTTTGGAGACAGGAATGACATTGTGGCCCGAAAGATAACCATTGACAAGCGCGATGTCGAAGTTAAAGTTCATAGAAAATCTACTAAGTAATTATTCTCCATATCAGATATTCAAGACAAAGATAAAACTAGGGGAAAGCAATGCTGAACGATCCGAGACTGACGGAAGAAGAGTGGGAGATGGTAAGGCTGGTGTTGATTGGTGGGGACGCCGTAGAATCAAAACTGGCAGCGATCATTATAAGACTTCTAAATGAAGAGTGTCGCCCTGAATATATGACAATTAATGATTTCCCAAATGGGTTTGCTTTAGGAGTAATACCTATGCCAAATCATTGTATTTGGGAAGAAGGAGTGTCAGGACAAATGAAAGGAAGTTGTGGTGGTGAATTTGAGTTCACTGATGAAAAGAAGAAGGATGAGGTTCGGTACTGCCCAAGATGCGGACGCAAGGTCGAGAGAATTTAGGGAGATAACGATGGAACCGAAAGAGATCACTTGTCGTCATTGTGGAAAGAATGACAAAGCCTGTTATAGTTCTCCAATTAAAGATAGAATGATTGAAGATAATCGTTGTTTCGTCTGTGACCACTGGCTTGAATGGGAAAAAGATGCAAGTCCCTATCGAGTTATTACAGAGCATTCAGATCACGATGGTTATACCCGTAGTCAACACATTATTTGTGCGGAAGATTCAATAGAACATCCAACCTTTAGAGGGTATTATGGGCAGAGATTTTTCATTCGCTTCAAGGATGGAAGAGATTTTACTACAACAAATCTATGGCATCAGGGTACGATCCCGCCGCATTTATATCATCTGTTTCATGTTAATGCTGAGTTTGTTGGTGATCCAGGTAGCATTGAATGGAATGTTTTGAATAGAGACTGTATCACAGAGTGGAAAGGAAATAATCTATGAACAGCAGACCAGCACTTGAGGATATGGCTATTGTAGTTCAAGCAGCCGTTGATCGTTACATGGAGATGGATCATGTTCCGATTCATCAACGTGTCAATATCTATCCTTATCGTATTGAAGACTATATTGTGATCTTTGATAAGCTTTTGGATCATTGTGAGCCTCTTGTCGCTTATGGAGACAAACACGCTAAATATTATATGTTTGCTATTGCTTGTTGTAAGGCATTGCTGAAACTTGAGGATAACTGGGAGGAATATTGAATGAGGAAACGATACCTTTTATTTACTAACAGAGAGGGTGGCACTCTCTATCATGTAGCAGTGTGGAGTCCTGGAACAAGAAGAAAAATGAAAGATATTAAGGCGTATGTTAGACTTCTAAGAGAATCCTATCCTAAAATGATTTTGATTGACGCAAGAGGACAATGGCCTATCATTGATAGAAACAATCATACTAGACTTATAGATGATTTCCTTCGTGACTCTATGAAGCCAAAGAAGATGAGGAAAGTATGGAGCTTAAAATAACAGGAACAAAACTTAGAGAAGGAGTTGAAGAACTTATAGCTAGACTAGGAAAACTACGACATACTAAGCCAGATTATTATTTCTTATCGCCAATCATGAAAAGAGTCACACCAGGGTTAGGATTAGGAGAACCGAGAATGCACGAAACCCAAATGCAAATCACGCAAGCAAGAAATGGCTGGATTGTAAAGGTTGGATGTCAGACGTTTGTATTTGAAGGCAATGAATCTATCAAGAAAGAGTTCTGTGCTTATATTGATGATCCTAGTGGGGCCTATAATAAGTATATGGAAGAAGAGCTAAGAGTTCCTGCGCCACCATCATCACCACCACCACCAGCGCAAGACCCTATTCCTAATGGGCCTGATGCTATTGCCGCGCCCGCTGGTGGTAGAATCTTTGGGAGAAGGTAATATAGTTAGCAGCACTCATAGCTCAATGGATAGAGCACCGGCCTTCTAAGCCGTAGGTTGTAGGTTCGAGTCCTACTGGGTGCATCCACAAGTCAAGGAGATTAGCACGATCTACATTTACAAACCAAGAAACATTGGACAAAATGCTTTAAGAGTTGAGAAGCATAGCAAAATTCACTGCTTCTGGTATAACTGAGATGATTAAAAGACACATAGAGCACGAATTATTGAAACAGATTGCTCCGATAATAAAGAATGCAGTTGAAGCCGCAGCCAATGAAATAACTGTTGGTCTTCATCACATTCATTGTGGTAGCGAAACACTCAGCGATAAGTTTATTCTTGAAGTTGTTTTTAAGAATGATGGTGATAAGGCTGAAGGGACTTGATTCCTAGAAACAGATTTGTTATATTCTAATATGGCTGGAAACATCAAGAAAAGGGGACAGTAAAATGGCAGTTAACGGCACTTGGACTGCTTGGGCTACTTCGGCTGTTGATAGTTATACTGTTAAAACCGCTACTTTCACTGCTTCTGCTGCTGGTACTGATGACACCTATAGCGAAACATTCTCTCTTGATACTACTAAGCTTGCGTTGCTTAATGTTTACACTGCTGTTGCTTTAGGTAATACTCTTACCCTTACCCTTCAGTGCAGCTTTGATACTGGTAGCACTTGGTATGATATTTCTAGTAGCTGGTTTACTACTGATGCCATTGCTTCTGCTGTTGCTGGCAATAGCTTCACAATGACTCCTGCTAACTTTGATGCTCCTCTCTATAGATTGAAGAGTGTTGAAGGTGGAGCTTTTGACACTACAAATACCGCAGTCGTTAAGATCACGCAGCGGAGTTCCTAATGGCTGCTAACGCTACCTATTCTGTTAGTAGAGTGCGGGGCGACCTACGAAGCTCTTTGGGTAGTCGTACTACTGGTTCTGTGGATACGACCACACAAGAGTTTGGCCGCTCTGTCTTCGCATTTCCTCAAGGTGGATCAGACACTACATACTCACCAACATTTCCAATTAACTTTGATCTTCCAAGACTCTCTATCACTAGCTGGAACGATGCAACTGTAACTTGTGAAATCACATTGACATTGCAATATAGTTTCAATGGGAATACATGGTATGATGTACCTGAGGCTATCTATAAGACTGTCATCCCTAATGGCACAAAAGGAACTAAGACAAATCATCTTCATACTTCAATGCTAAAGGGAGCTATATTTAGATTCAAGCATGATACTAAAGGGGCTACTCCTGCTATGGGTGGAACAATATTTATCAACACCAGGCAGTATAACACGAATACAAACTAAACACACAGTTTCCTCAACCCTGCAAGACGCTCCTTAATTGGGGCGTTTTGCTTTAGGAGAATCTATGAGCGAAAGCATCTCTCAGATGGGCATTCAGGGACGTATTTTAACTAATGGTCACTACAATGAATTGATTGAGTACCTTGGTTCAATGCCGTGGAATAAGGTTAATCATGTTATTAGATTCCTTGAAGGATTGAGAGAAGACAACTGGGTTACTGTTTCTAGTGTTGAAGCTATTGAAGTTGGAAAGACAAAGAAAATGCAAGACGAGTTTATAGCATGATACCTAAGAAAAGCAAAAGAAACCTTTTTATATTTAGGCACTATGCAATAATCAAAGTGGATAGAGAAAAGAACCCAGAAGTAATGGTTAACATAAGGTCGATTGAAGATTTAGAAGAACTTGAAAATGTGTTGAATATGATATGGCAACCTCACGATAGGTTTAGAATTGTAATTAGATATTATGGGTGTTCTAGTATGAAACATTTTAGAGCGGTACAAGAAGCAGCACATCGTTATCCTTATGGTAATTCGTATTATAAATTATCTAAGGTTCTTGATCTTGCATCTAAATGGCAATTTGAGTCTTGTATATGAATAAAACTATTGGCGATGCAGCGTTTTACTTTTCGCCTAGATATAGACCACGACATCAGGTTGGTGATACTGTTTATTCTGATGTTGAGTATATTCTTAATAGCCCTTGTGTAGTGTCAACGAATGATCCTAAATCGCATGAGTGGAAAGAATATAATATCGTAGCTTCTGAAGTTGATCCTAATTGTCAGAGTGGTAGAAGAGTTATTGTAAATCCTATTCCCAAAATCCCCTTCTTTATTGAGTGTGAACCCGATTCGCAATGGCTAGACGCATCATGGTTCTACAATGCCAAGGCAAGGGACAAGATTCTGAACTATAATCCTGAAGAAAAACTGCCCTTCTAGCAAAAAATCGCTCTTTGCCTCTTGACTTTAGACTGGAGACTGCTTATATTGGACACGCAAGCCTGAAGGTCAGGCAAGCAACAAGCCGAACGGAGGACCGCATGAGTTCTGACAAGAAGACCACCAAGGCAGCCGAAGCCGCCCCGTCCTTTACTGATGGGTCCGTGGCTGGGGAGCGTAGTGTTCCTCGTGGCGTGGTCGTTGAGATGGGTGTGCCCATCCCCAAGCTTCGCAGTGAGACTCTTGACATCAGTGGCATGAATGTTGGTGAGCGTTGGACTTTTGATATTAACATTTATTCTCGTAACATCGTGCAGAATGCTGTGAACAATGAGAAGAAGAATGGTAAGGACTTTACCCTGAAGTCCTCGAAGAAGAGCGGTGTTGTGCAGCTTTGGCGCACATTGTAAAATCTGAACTGGCAGCAGCTCCAGTCGTGGAAGGCGGTAGGATGAGATACTCTTACCGCCTTCTTTAGTTTTTAACTAAGGGGAGTCGTTATGTCGGCACAGCACACATACGTCATTCGGTTAAGTTCCGTTTCTGAGCAAGTATTTCTTGAGAAGCCAGCAGAATATGGTGGTAATCCTGCCCTTCCTCAGCCTAAGATTGGAGTAGGAGTAAGTATCACAATAGAATCTGATATTGATGTTAAGGAAGTGTTAGAAGAGCAGAAGCAAATGATTATGGATAATCTTGCTTATGTATTCCAGGACATTTTCACTGAGCAAAACTTCAATGACATCATCTTTGTAGAATTAGATGGCTGATTTTTACTATGTAGGTATAGACCCTGATAGTAAAGGTTACATTGCTGTATTGAATCATGCGAGAGAACCGCAGGCAGAGTTCAAGATGCCTTTGGTAGCCTCTTCTACTGTTATTAATTTTGGTGAAGTAGATACTATCATCAAGTTTATTGATAAGAACTTTCCCTGTGCAGAGTATTTCTTAGAGCGTCCGTTTATGGTTCCTGGTAGATGGTCTAAGAGTGATAATGGTGAATGGAATATGCTTCCCGGTCAAAGTGCCAAGGCTGCTGCTACCCAGTTCGAGAACGCATTTACTATCAGAGGTATTCTAGTTGCTAATGAAGTTCGCTATACTTTAGATTATGCAAAGACTTGGCAAGCTCTTATGTTAAAAGGGACTCCATCTAATCAGAAACCCAAGGTTAGAAGCTTCATTCGTTGTCAGGAGCTTTGGCCTACTGTAGATTTCAAAGGCCCTAGAGGTGGAGATAATTATGGAAAATGTGACGCTTACTTAATGGCTACTTATCTTATGATGGTTAATGTTAAGAACTTTGAGATGCACCTTCCTAGACCGCCCCTGACCCTGACTGGAGAATGACCACGCCACAAAGCTAAGGCTGCGATAGAGTGGCCTAGCGTCGCCCAGGAGCAACGATGCCCCTTTCCCCTGCCCTTGACACCAACCCTCTGACGAAAGCCCCGCTACGAGGCTCCTAGATGCCAAACAGTCCGCCGTATAGACTTGTAATTGTAGGTAGAAAGATAACAAAAAAACAACTAGAAGGAGATCACAAATTGATTTACATTCAGACAGTTGATTATATGAGTCTTCCGTGGTATCGTTCTGGTGCTGCCATCATGTTCAACAAGGACTCCAATGCTTTTCATTTAGGAATGTGTGTTGATGTTACGGTAGCAGAGGCTATTGTTAATTTTCATAATGAAACTATTAAAGAAGAGAAAGAGCCTGCGTTGCCTGCCCCTGTAATGACTCCTGATGAATGGGCTATTGTGAATGATATTAAAGGTGCAGCCCATTACAATAGAAGCGGCAATCTTCAGGCACTAGTCAATCTGATAGAAAAGTATTTACAGTGAAGCTGCTTTCTATTAAATATTCTGCTACTCATGTCAAAGCTATCGGGCCGTATCGGGCTACCCTTGGTGCTTCTGGATACGACCTAACTGCTGTCGATCACATTGTCATCCAACCTGGCTGCGTTGAGATCATTGATACTTATGTTATATTTGAGATTCCGCCTGGCTTTGAGGGTCAAGTCAGACCTAGAAGCAGCATGGGTAGAAATAAGGTAATCTTAGTTAATAGTATTGGCACCATTGATTCCGACTATCGTGGTACTGTGAAGCTTCAGTATCTAAATCTTAGTAACATTCCTTATGTGATTGAACCTGGAGATAGAATTGGTCAGATTGTCTTTTGTGAAATCTCTTCGCCTGCCCTTGTTCATGTTGATGAGACTGAGCTTAGAGTAACTGAGCGTGGCAAGGGCGGGTTTGGAAGCACTGGAAAGTGATTGAGTTATTTGGGACAGGTAATATATTTACAATAGTCTGGACATTTGCACCGAATCATTGTAGCTTTAAGGTATATCAACTTCTTAACGATGTTGTTGAAAATGACAAGGTAATAAAGAGAGAATATGCTGCCAAAGACTGGAATAGCCTTCCAAAAGATTCAACAACAGAACTCGAAGAAGCTGAAGAATATATGTCAGGTCTTATTAAATGGGATGGATGCTCAGAGATAAAGTTTGAAGATCATCTTTGCGGAGCATTCTTCTTTAAGGAGCATATTAAACTTCTTGAGCATTTATATCGGGAAGCAATGTCGCAGATGGGTTCTGATGAAGACCCTTGGGATGATAAAGTAATCGTGTAGCTCCCCTTAAAGGTAAAGCCCCTCGGAAGACTGACAATCCGGGGGGCCTTACTGTACCGGGGGGGGGTGAGCGGATTAGAGATTCGGGATATAATGACAGTGGATGTGTGCGCCAGTAAGAACCTTCTCGTACTTCACATAGAAAGCCTTGCCAAGAACGTCACGCAATTCCTGTGCAACTTGTTCGCATTCCTTATCGTTCTTGAAGTAGAAGCTTCTGAAGTCTAGTGCATATCCGTAATAATGATAACTTCCAGCAGAGTGGGTGCCGTCCATTCCAGATGTAACTACGAGTTCCTTGCCGTGATTCTTCCAGATTCTATCAGCTTCAATAAGTACCTTACGCATTACTAGCTGGTTAGGCATTCTTACTCTGTCGAGGATAATCATTTCTTCTTCTTCGGTGGCTTAGTTGGACTGACCAGTTCGCTTGTCTTCTTCTTCTTGGGCTTCTTAGTCGCTTTCGCCATACTATCCCCTTTCGTTAGGAGTGAGGGGAGCGTGGCCGGAACCGGAACCAACCACGCTTCCCCTCGTTCGCCAAGCCAAGCAGAGGCATTTCTAATTTACTCAACAGGTTCCGATTTGTCAAGATATGATCTGATGTATTGGTCAATATCCTCATCTTTCATTTCAAGCTTTTTGATCGCGCTATTAGTTTTACTAGCAGAATGGAGAGGAATACCAGCCCAAATCTCAGGAACATACGATGGATTCTGCACGCTTTTGGTAACACTTCTAGCAAATCTACCAAATGGGAATAGCGTCCAAACCTGCTGATCCAAATACTTATCCCAATCTCCACTCATAGCCGCAAGTGTGGGACGAAGGACAAGCTTAGACGGCAATGGTGCAAAGAATGGAGACAAGCCATAAGAGCCAAAGAACGCATCTTCAGAAATTTCCTTAGGCCCAAACATCAATTCAGTAGTAGCCTTAAGGTAATCAATATGAGGCGGAGTAGCAGTGTCAAAGATAGAGAATGGATACAAGGTTGACAGCCCCATAATCACAGCAATAGCAGTCATCCACTTTCCATAAGCATCGGTGGGGAACTCAGAATTGACATTGGGTTTTGTAATAACTCCAATGACATCTGCCTCTTCAGCCATTCTATTCTGGAATCCAACAGTTGACCAGAAGTAAGTCATAAATCTAGTGAGAATCTTACCAATAGAAGTTCTAGCAAATTCAGGTTTCTCAGCATTATTGTAAAGGTATTGAGTAGCCTTCACGCTTCTTCTGCCAAATTCAATAGCGTCTCTTTCAGTCCATCCCCAAGAAGTAGCTTTATTAAATCCAATAGTAAAACTAAGCTCTCTCATATACTGCTCAACTGGCTGCATGAACATGGATGCCACTCTCATAACACTAGCGTCAATTCCTCTTTCCTTAAGCATGGCATAGACTCTTCGCATCGCTTCGGCCTTAGTAGCGGATTCCTTAATAAGACCCTGTGCATCTTTCCACGCTTGGAGATATTCAGGCTTTTCAAACCGAGGCTCAAGAGATAGCTCGCTCTCAGAAAACTCAGCAGAAATACCTTGCTCCTCAACAAACCTTCTCCATTCCTTACTTTCCCTAAGCATCCTTCTGGCCGTCTTAATATCGTCAAAGCTAGAGGTGCTGGCAATATTAAGTGTAGCACCAACCGCATTAGCAAGAGAAGTCTTGGGATGGAATAGCAATGACATCACTTCATACTTAGCTTCTAAGTTCTGGAATGCGGCAGCGGCATCATCATTAATAGCTCCCTTATATCCCATTCTCTTTAGGTTCTTTCTAGCAGTTTCAATAGCAGTGCGATCAGAGAATTCAGTTTCATATTCCCAAGGTCTTTCCTCGGGCTTCTTCTTGCTAACCTTGTCTTTCAGATACTTAAGGATTTGAGGTCTGACATTCCCTCTACTAATAAAGCCAAGCACATCTCTGTCATACACTTGCATCATTTGTTTAATTCTATCTGCATGATCTGGGCTAACATTACGAGAAAGCATTCCTGCGTGGAAGGTGTCAGTAAGATTTTTTTGAACAATACCAGTTCGTATTTTGTGTTCCAAATTCAACATCTGTGCAAGGTACTCTCTAAGAACCTTAGGCACATTCTCAGAATATCCGTCAAGGTCTAACACTCTTTTCCTAAAGTGTGCAGTAGTTCTATTAACAGAGAAGTCGCTAGCATATCTTCTTTCATCAAGAACAGGTACGCCATCTCTTCCGCTCTCAGCAAGCTCTTCTCTGATTGCCTCATTAAACACTTCATCGAGTCTAGCTGCTCTATCGGGATGAAGGGCAACAAGACGATCTCTCTCTGCCATCATGTTCTTAATCCATAAGTCTCTGTCATTATAAACACGAGGATAATAAGAATAGATAGTACCAACCTTAAACGAAGGATGGATCAGACCCTTATTGCGATACTCAAGCAGCTTCTTATAGTATCTTTTTTTAATCTTAATATTAGGTGGATCATCCTTTTTCTCAGGAGTAAGATATTCAGGATGATCGGCCATCATAAGAATAGTAGCTTGCTGTTGGAGCTTCTGGACTCTAGGAATAACATTTGTTCTGACATAGTTAGCAAGGCGTCTAATCTGCTTCAGTGAATAATCAACATACTCCTTCTTGTCTGCACCAAGGGCATTGTATTCAGCTTCTACCTCTTGCCATCTTCTAGTCTCATTTTCAGTAGGCTTGCGAACATTATCAGCCGGATTGCCCTGAAGCTTTCTTTCGGCAATAACAAGAAGTCTAGCGGTGTCTCCGCTCTCAACAACAGCCTTAAGTCTCTTCTTCATTTCAGGAACAGCGTTAGGATCAAAACCCTTGAAGATAGGGCCAAACCCAGCAGCAAATTCCTTATTGCTTACTTCTTCAAAATCATAGAACAAGGACTTGATGGCATTACCAGCAAAAGCTCTTCCACCATTTTCTTTCAACTTGAGAGCAGCGTTAAGTTCATGCTTCTTCATCCAATGATTCATCGGTCTTGAAGCAAAGGCATCCTTCCTAGAATAATCTACCTCAAACCAATTCTGGTCATAAGCAAAGAAGTTTCTATCATTAGCATCAGGCCACATTTGTCTAGCCCAAATGCTGATCTGAGCCTGACCAGTAGCGTGTTTCATCACAGTTCTATAAACTCGGTATAAATCAGCACTGTCTTCTATGTAAGACTTACCAAGAACGTGCTGCAAATATCCATGCCAGTTGTTCACAATGTCAGGGAACACTTCAATCATATTATTAATCATGTGCTTCTGCAACGGAGAAAGCTGGAAGTTAGGATTACCAGTAAAGTATAGTTCCTCTACACGGGCATGAGCTGTCAAGTCATAAGGTAGGTCGTATCTTTCTTTCTTAACTGGTGGTACATCAACAATCTGATTAGCATTTCTTCTAAATTCACCATCCTTATATCCCTGATGCAGTCGCTCAATAAGCCTAGAACCATGACTCTTCTTAGAAGGAATACTATCAACCAACCAAGGATTGCTCTGCACAAGTTTCCATAAAGAAGCAGGTCTAGTCTCAGTAGAATCAAATTCCTTGCGCCTACCAATTTCCATCATCTGCTCTTCAGCTTTTCTATACTCAATGGCAGCTCTACCAGTAAGATACCCGTCAACCTCAAACGCTCTAGGCGTAAGGCGTGACTGGAACATACTTGTCTCACCACCAGCAGACTTATCAAAACCAAAGGAAAGAAGAGGACGATATTCAGCAGGGAAAGCTTCAGCAATATTAAGCATCTCAAGTCTAATAGTAGCTAACGCAGACTTCTTCCAACTACCCTGTCGGCCTAACTCCATTAATCTTTCGCCCATAGCAATGACTTCAGGATTTTTAATATCCATTTTCCAAGTAAGGGCATTAGGATTATCAGAACGAAGAACTCCAGCAATCATTCTTCTAACAATCTTTTCCTTAGCAGCTCCACTCATTCTATCGCGAGAAGTAATAATATCAGACATTCTCTTAAGCAATCTATACTTAGTAATAAGAAGCTTAACATTAGCTCCAGTCTGGCTTTGCAGATAATCCACCGCACCAGAAATACTGCCGTGCCTATTCGCGTACATCCTCATAAGGGTAAGGTTGTGAATGATAGTTCTATAATCAGAGACTCTACCTCTATTGATTGCAGCAGCAGAGGACATATTCTGTCTATTGGCTCTAGTATCAGGCTGATCCCTTCTTTCAGCACCAAACCTAACAGCAGACACAGGAGCAGAAGTAAAGATTTCAGGGAAGTCCGATATGATTCTAAATCTATTGAACCCAGCCATAGCAGTATCAATACCATCAACACGAATGATAGGCAGATAGATTTCATTAGAAGGAATCATGTTGATAAAGTCATCCTTCACAAGAATATCATAGAACGATCTATTGAGTGTAGCGTTTCTACCAGTTAGAGCAATCTTGCGCTTAGGCATAGAATCATAAACTTCAACGATTCTACCAGTGCGATAAAGAGCATAATCTCTAGGAAGAATCTTGCCAGTTCTTTGATACTCAGCTTTAATCTTTCTATAAAGAGAGGCAAAGGTAAAGTCAGTTCCAGGAACTTCACGAGCTAAATATGCCTGAGCATCAAGATAATCTCTATAGAACATAAGACCAAGGGCAGTATTGCTACCATCCTTTTCCATACCAGCAATGATAGACTTAGCTCTATTGATTGCGTTAATAAGATTAGAGGCATCGACATTTGATCTGCTGGAGTCAAAGTTGCCAGGGTTAGTAGAAGACGTTACATTCTTGAAAGGCTTAAGAACGGTTTCAATAATAATATCGGCATCAGAATACAGCTTGCCAGGCTCAATAGGAGTATTGAATACCTGACGAACAATAGCGTGTTCAACGAATGGGATATGACCATCACTCTCTCTAAGCAGTTCTTCAAGCTCTTTCTTGGCATGATCCACACCAGACTGCAACATCTTGGAGAACTGATTTCTAACTGGCCTATCATATCTAATAGCATATTGCTTGCCGCCAACATGAACAATGAACTGCTTATCGACTAGCTGATCTAGGGTACTCTTATTGTTAACGATAACAGGAACCATGCCACTAGCAATTTGCTTTCTCTTCAGTGCTTCTTTATATGCCTGAATGAAGCTAGGCGTAACCATTTCACCAGTAACAGGATCACGGACAAGGGTAGCCTTAGGACTGTCAAGCTTAGTAGCACCTGTCATCGGTCTGCCATCAGTATCCATTACTCTAGTAACATACTCCTTAATAACAGAAGGTGGAATGTCAAAGAACATAGCAGTAGCATCGCCATCGTAGTCACCTTCAGAAATAGAGACAGCTTCAACGCTAGGCAGAACAACAACATTGCCATCAATCTTATCATTGAATTCTGTCAGCTCGGCAATAATGCTATCTTCAAACTTCTGCTTCGGACTTCTCTGAGACATGAACACAATCTTCACGCCAAGACGATCAGCCATATCCTTAGCATCGCCAAGCTTGATCCACTTATCGTCAATCTTATCGCCAATCTTCTCAAGTCTTCCATAACTAAGAGTTTTCTCATCCCAATACATAATCTTAGAATAATCCATTAAACGATTCTTCATGGCAACAGGCACGCCAGACTGAGCAGGCGTAACTCCCCATGAGCCGTCTTTTCTCTTAAACTTCATTCTTTCACGATACTTGCCAGTAATATCAGGAGCATAATACACCCAGCCAGCATTAGTAACCTGCGGAGAAATGACGTTCTTAACATACTTAAGCATAAGGTCTTCAGTCACACCACGATTCTTAATACTAAACGGACTCTCGCCTCTCTCAAGAATAGCTCTAGCCCATTCAGCTTGACGCTTCTCTCTATAAGTGTCACCACTAAACATCATATCTTCAGGATCAAGGTTAAGCTTTTCAATAATCATCTTCATAAAATCAGCAGAAGTCTTAGCACCATTCAACCCATGATACTCAGCAAGAGCAGGCTTAATCAAATAGTCAAGCACAGTGCTAACAGTATTGGGAGAAAGAGAGTCAATGGCCTGAACACCAAATGCAGCAGAAGGATTACCAGTCTTGGGAATAGCGAACAACAGCCTGAACATATCCGTATTAACATCAATAGTATTTAACTGTCTGTCACCAGTGCCGTTAATGATCTCTTGACCAGAAAGCTCATTATAGACAGCCTTATCTCCGAAAAGAATCTTAGCAACACTCTTGGGAATCACATAAGAAATCCCAGCAGCGTCAAAGCTATCATGCAATCTGCCGTCAACAGAGGCCAATCCCTTAAACATAGAAACATTATTGCCATCATTTTCAAAGCCAATCATCTTGAACTGGTCAGAATTAGTTCTAACACCGTGAGTCTGACGAGTCAACTTACCACCAGTTCTAGTTACAAATAAGTATCCATCTAAACGGTTATCATAAGGGGCATCTTCACCAGCATAGATAGAAGTAAGCTCAACTCCATTATGGGTAATGGGAGCGTGAGGAGCAAACTTATGAGCAACATCATCATCAATAACCGCAGCCTTTGCCTTAACTCCAAATTTGGATCCAATAGAAGGCGAAAATAGTGCATTGGCTCTCTTGATAAGAACACCAACCTCGCCCTTCTTAATGGCATTCTCGATCATCTCTTTACCAAACAGCTTCTCATAATAACGCTGAGTCGCTACACCTCTAAGCCTTTCAAGCTCAATCACATCAACATCTTCACCACGAACACCATTAGGGAACGTCTGCTTAAATTCTTCCTGAAGTTCAGGGTTGGCCTTAACGATAATTCTTCTGCTGCCAATTACACCAATGTCAGCCCACAGTTCTCCACCATCAGCCTTAGCCTCTAAAATATCAAGAGCAAGTAGGTCGCCTCTTTCCTTGCCAAGCTCTCTTGCGATTCCGCTCTCTACAAAGATATGCTCAACACCAGTGCTAGTCTCAGCATGAGAAGCTTTGCCAATCCCACGCTCAGAAATGATTTCAGAAGTAAAGGGATCAAGATAGTAAGTAACAGATGGACTCTTAGATGTAAGAACATTGATGATGTGTCTAGCATCAAGCTCACTAATTCTAGGTCTATTATTATCGCCAATAGAGTCGGCCATAATTCTTCTAGCTGCCGCAACATAATCTGCTCTAGTAGCTCCATCAGGCGGCAAATACTTATCAATAAGCTCTCGCTCATTCTCAAGACCAAGAATCCTAGTGGCTTCAAATGGGCTGGCAACTACTCTTTCTTTACGTCCACCATCTCTCTTAGTAGGAGCGACCTTTTCAGCCAAACCAGACTTAAACTCAGAAGTCATCCCATCATTGTCTCTAGGCATACCATCTTCAACCTGACTATCAACAACAGCCTGCTCTCTCCTGGCTTCGGCCCGATCAAGAGCTTCAGGTTCAGCGACAGTAGAAAGAGTAGAATCAACCTTATGACCAGCAGATGCAGGCTCTTCAAAGTACGCAGCAGGCATATCCTCTGGACGCTGACCAGCAAGAAGGCTACTATATTCATCCATTCTCTCAGCTTCAATGGGAGCTTCTACAATCGTAGGACTGACGACCTCACGCTCACCAGTCGTTTCTTTTACTTCAGTCTTGCCGCCTCTTCCAAAAGGCATAAATCTATTGTAATCCCAAATATCCTTGAATCGACTATACTCTAACTTGGCAGCAAATGGATCAGCGAAATGAGAGATTCTTAATCCTCTCTCCAGGCCATTAGAGTCAATGAATGGAATCTCAAGAGTCTCTCTCGCATCAGTTGTAGTAAAGAAGTCAACAAACGTACCCTCTTCACCAGTCTTAATCTCCTTTTCATTTATAATTCTTCCAGAAGGAGCGACCTCATAATTAAGTTTATAAGTGCCAATAACTCTGCCATCGCTGTCTACAACTTCATAACTGATAATCTTATTGCCTTCAGGTCTTCTCTGAACATTAGAGATCTTTCCACCCTCAGGCGGAATAATAAATGTAGTAGTATCATAGCCACCACTAGAACCAAACCTATAAGCTTGATAGGCATTAGGATAAAGCTCCATCATATCATTAATGGCAGACTCTCTTGTACCAGTATTCACCAAGTCAACATCGTGTATCTTCATTGTCTCTGGACGATAAACAGTACCCTGCTCGGCAAAGGCGGTGCTACCAGTAAGGATTAGATTCTTATTCTTATTTGTTAGATTTGTTAGAACTCTCTTAGCTATCGGACTAGAATCAAAAGCATCCTGTAGCCGTACTTGCTTATATCCTTCTTTCTCAGTAGTCCTGATAAACTCTTCGCCCCTAAAGGTATTGTCAACAATCTGATTAATTGAATGCTCAATAGACTTGGTATCAACAATCTTGAACTTGTCAATCAAGTTGCTGACAAACTTCTTAATCCTAGAAATCATAGACCGATCAATATTGGCTCTCTTAGCTATACCCTCAGCGAATCCCCTAACCAAAAGGTTTCTAAACACATCAATAGTGGCACGCCTAGACGCAGCCTGATGCCTATAGTTTCTATCAAGATAATTCTGTCTTAACTTCTGGTAGAACTCACTCTTAGAAATAGCAGCATGAACATCATAGAATGATTGAGAGTAAGACATCATCTCAGCAACAGGGGCAGCAATGGCTCTACTAACCTGTTCAATATTAGTAGGATCAACGCCTACCATCTTGTTAGACAAATCAATAATTAAGTCTTTATGTTCTTCAACCTTAAAGCCATGTCGCTCAAGGAAATCAGTTAAGGGCCTAACTGTCTCTCTAATTCTAAACGCAGTCTCAGTATCAATCTTGCCAATAGGATGTTCTTTAGCAAATGCAATATCGGCTCTCTGTGCAAAGACAGATTCAATCGCCTCTTGACCAAGCTTATTAATTTCTCTAGTGCCTATTCCAGCAAAGTTATCCGTAGGAGTAGGAACGCGAGACTCAGCAAATCTATCAGTCTCTCTATTAAATTCATACCACTTACCATTAGTTTGATCGAAAGCAAAGACAGGATTCTTAGTGTCAATAATAGCAGAAGCAACTGCCCAGCCAGTGCCACCTTCCACATTCCTTAAATCCTTTGACACCTCGCCAATAGCAATCACCATGTCAGAATTAGTAACCTGAGCGATATTCCTTCTCAGAAGATTGTTAACATACTCCTTAGCCGTTGGGAACTTTCTTCCTAGACGCTGATTCGCTCTAGCCAATGCAGCGTCAACCTCAGGCTTATTAACATCAATAGGAGTGTTACCTCTAGGAGTACCAAATCCTCTTATGAAGTAATGATTGGTCTTAAAACCAAACTTCTTTCCTATCGTTTCCCAAGCACTATCAGAACCTTTAGCACCACCACTATGAATAACACGGGACAGCCCTTCAGAAATCGGTTTAGCCTCTGGGACGGGCTTAGAGGCACGATCCGGCCTTCCCGTGACAGGAGTGGCGGGTGGAGTCGTAAGTGGCTGCTGGACAGGCTTAGGCGTCTCCGTGGCTTGTCTGGCAGGCGGGGACGGGGGAGCATCGGTCAAGCTCTCCTTTGCCGTGCTGACAGGCGCATCCTTCTCCTTGGGTTTCGGCAAACCGACTTCTTCAAATGAACTCTTCTCAGGAAGAACATAAACAGTAAATCTATCTCCAATATTAGAGAAGTTTCTATCATAGATTTCCTTAGGTACATTCACACAACCAAAAGAAACTCTATTGTCAGATGTAGTAGAAGAAGCAATTCTTTCAGGTCTTCTTTCAGAAGGAGTACCAGTATAGGTTTGATGGATAGCAACAGTAGTTCCACCATTGCTAGTCTCATTGAATCTAAGGACAGAGCCATACTCTCTATCAGGAGTAACTTGACCAGTGAATCTACCAGCAGGTGTAACCTTTTGACCAGAAGCCTCTACTTCTTCAATAGTTCTAGCGTTCTTTCTAGCCTCGCTGAATCTATCTCCAACGCTCTTACCAAGAAGAGCAGGAGTCTCTTCTACAATTTTACCCTTAGCGTCAAACACTGTCATCCTAGCATTGCTCTTATCTACAACTACGAATGGCTTCCCACCAGCATCGCCACCAACAGCAAACTCAGCAATGGTTCTAACTTCATTACTCTTGATTGATGGGTCAACATGAATTGTCTTAGGCCCAATATCTCTAACCATCTCAGACTGCCTAACCATTGTAAACTCAGACATAGGAATAGCAGAATGAAAACTAACAGCAGCAGTGATAGTTAAAACAGCACCACGAATCTTATTAGCAAATGCTCTAAGCTTACCCATGCCAGTAAGCTTAGTTCCTTCATACAACGAATCAGCGATCTTGTTAGTTAGAACTTCTTTACCTACTGGATACGACCCACCGCCCAGCTCTGAGGCAACGTCAAGCCTATCCCTAAAGCGAGACATATCATCAATGAAGCTAGAAATAGTTTCACCAACCCTGAAGCTATTATTTAACTCGGCAGCTAAACCCTCGGCATAGACAAGTTTACCATCTCTAACGCCTAAAGGAGTAGACTCGATTACTTCTCTAACCTGAGGAGAACTAAGTGGAGTAGTTTCACTTACTTTATTAGCTAACTTCTCAAGAGCAGCATCCATCTTAGCAGCATTTTCTTGCATTGCAGCAGCAGTCTTATCCATTCTATCATAAGACGCTTGAAGATCACGCATATTCTTCAGAAGTCTATCTAAAGATTCTGTAAGCGGTCTAGGTTCAGCAACAGAAGCAGCAGGAGTGGATACGACCTCTCCCTCAGTCGGAGCAGTAGGATCAACCTTCTCAGTCTTAGCCTCAGTTGCTTTTCTTTGTTTCCTAGCATTATACTCAGCAATCATAGCATCAGAGTTCTGCTCTTTTGTCAGGAAAACTTTATGGCGCAAAATGAAATCATCATGCACTTGCTGGGTACGAGCTAATTGATCTGCATAAGCATCACCAGTCTTAGGATTGTTTATAATATCATTTAGAGCATCTTTGATTCGCTTGTAGTTCTTTCTTACTCTCTGCGTATATTCTATAACTTCAGTGGGCAATGGAGTAGGAGCAGTATCACCAAAAGCAGAAGGTCTAGGCTCAGGAACCGCACCAGTAGGATCGGATGAAGCGGCTTCAACCTTAGTGCTATGAATCTCACTAAGAGCCTTAGAGACAATCTTAGCCTTCTCTTTCCCAGCATACTTGGTTTCCTTTCCAGTCTTAACAGAGTAGATATAGTAATCATTAGGATCAGTGCTAGAGAAATCCTTACCTTCCTTGGGCACAAGATTAAAGGCATTCTTATTATACTGGAATCCATACTCAGGAGTAGAAGGCACCTCAGGGACAGACTCTAAGTAGCCACTATGGTCTGTCTTAGTGGAAGCAGGGGCATCAGCAAGTTCAGCCCTATCCTTCATTCCTCTTAATCTACTCTCTACCTGCTCAGGGAATGCTTCACGAATAAACATATCAAGCTGAGACAATTCATTAGACCTACCACTAGCCATTTCATTAGCGATATAGTCTAACGCTCTTCCTCTTTCGCCATCATTCTTCTTAAGCCCTTCAATAACTCTTTCTACATAAACAGGATCAAGGCCAACGTCATTGCCTTCAGCTTCTCTAATGCGCTCTCTTTCAATAACAAGCTTTTTCTCGGCAGTAGGAACTTCATCAAAGAAAGCTTCTGGTCTTGTAACATCTTTCGCAAGCTCTTCCAGTAATTCTTTGTTAATTTCGCCCTTAACCCTCTCAGCGTCTCTTTCAACCTTAGGCAACACATCCTTAATAGGTCTAACATTTCTAGCAGGTTCAGCAGGCTTCGCAGGCTCAACAGGCTTTGCAGGCTCAGGAGCAACGACAGGTTCAGTCTTCTTCTCTACAACTCTTTTGCCAACAACATCATTAAGGTGAGAATTAAGACCATAGTTCATGTCAATTTGTTCAAGTTTAATCTGGTCAGTATGAACAGTACCATCAACAGAATTCACTCTTTCAACAACAGCGGTTCCATTCTTCTTGTCAATAGTAACAATTCTTCCCTTACGAGTAGCCCTAGAACCTTGAACCTCAGCGTCACCAATGTTGTACCTAACAATACTGCCATCAGGAATTTCATAAACCCTAGCGTCCCCAGGCTGGAACTTCTCAGCACTGTCATGGTCAACCATTCTGCGCCATTCAGCCCTAGCTTTGCCGTCAAGACTATTAACCAGCTTCTTATAGGTTGTGCTATTCTTAAGCCTTTCAACATAAAATTCACCACGATCCTGAGCGGTCTGACGAAGGGCAAGCAGGGTCATAAAGTTTTCATTGTTAGCTATATCTTTGAAACCTTCATTAAGGTATCTAGCATGATAGGCTTCATGGGCTAACTGAACGTCCATATAAAGGTCAACGCTATCAACAAGTTCTCTAGGAATATCAATAACATCAGGATTGCTAGACCTCATTCCCTCACCATCTTTGGCACTATTCTTAAGAGCTTCAGCCTTCATCCCCTCAATATTTCTAATCACCACATATCTAGGATCAGTGTTCTCTGCACCAACAGGTTTACCAGCAGCGTCTAATACAAACGTACCATCAGGATTCTTTGCCTTAGTAGTAAGTGGCTTAAGGATAGTAGCGGTAGTTGCAATGTCAGCGTGTTCCTTACTCCCAGGCGGAACATCTTGAACAGCAACGTGCCTCTCATACCCTTCATGATCCCCAACGCGGACAGTACCAGTAGCAAGGAGATCACTATTAGGATGCTCGCCCTTAATGTAAGCATCAACAGCACCGGGCGGAATCATCCCTTCTGTCATAATCTCAAAGACACTCTTCTCAATACCATAGTTACCATGAGCAACATCGTAATCATTAATTTCCTTTAATCCATATTTTTCTCTATGATAAGCATAATCATTGGTCATATCTCTATAAAATCTACCAATATTTCCGCCATCAGCATTTATTCTTGAATTAACTTTCCGCAAACCTTCATTTGTCTCATAAGCCTTAGCATTAACGGAATGGAACCCAAACCATGCTCCTAATAAATACTCATATATCTGTTCAGGAGTAGAAGCATCGTGCATTGTAGAAGGAAGACCGTTCCATAAAGAACCAGCAATAGTCTTTAACATTCCTTCAATAACCTTATCCTGACCCTTCATTCCGGCAAGAGTAAGGATTTTGCCCATATTACCTATAAGACCGTCTCCAGCTCCAAACTGCATTCCGCCCCATAGGGCAGGAAGAGCTTCATCAATTCTTTCTTTCCATTGAAACGGATCAATGCCGGTAGCAGCTAAAGAATTAGCAAGACCAAGATTTATACTACCATGAACAGTTTGTTTAATAAGAGTTTGACCTTCTCTACCAATGAATGTATTAGTATTGTTTAAGAACTTTGTTTTAAGCAATAACCTCTTTCCAGCTTCAGAAAGAGCAACACCTGCCTTGCTGTTTATGGCTAGATCAGAGAACATCAACGGAATAGAGCTAACCTTTAACCTATGGTCACCAAAAACAGATTTAGGAAGAGGCAAGGTCTTCCCAACAAATCCGCCAATTCTCTTTTTGCCAACGCCAGTAGCCAACACGTTTGTACTAAGTAGTCCTGCTCCATGCTCCTTAAAAAGCTTTTGCACTTCTTTCTGAACTCCGTCTTCACCAAGTTCAGTCATAAGCTTAGTTACACTCTTTTCACCAGTCTTCAATACTTGCTTAATAGCTTGCTTATTTCCCCAATTAACTAAAGCCTTTGCACCAAATCTGCCGCCAAGCTTAACAGCAGCACTCGTAGCAAGGGTATAAGGGTTGGGGATATAGCCAATAAAACCAAGAAGGCCACCAACCTTCCTGGCAATGGCTTCGGCATCATTCTTAGGCGCACCAACATTAGGCAGATTTAATGTAGTGAACCCTTCGACGAAACCGTTTAATCCCTGCCAGAACATCGACCCGATAGTAGCTTCTTGCTCTTCGGTTTGATCGTACTTGGTGGGATCGAAGTCTATCATCGCTAACTCCTTTATCTTCCGCCAGTAACTGTTGCAGCAGTCTGAACGCCAGACACTAAGTCATAAAGCTTCTCATCAGCCTTAGTCTCTTCCTCAAGAATACTATTCCTAGATTCAACAGCAGAAACATAAGCAAGCACGGCCCTTGCCTGCTCTCTCGCGGCCTTAGCATTATTACCCATCCTTGCTTGATTGGCAACTAGCCCAGCAGCAATAGGCCCAAATAGAAGAAGTCCACCAACTTTCGCAGTAACAACGCCAGCAACTCCAGAGGCCACAATGCCCGCACCATTAAAGAAGTCAGCCCAAGACCAATCCTCGCCACCGCCACGAGATTCAATTTCTTTGGTAGCCTTAAGCATCAAAGCTTTAACTTGAGAAACATCAGCAGCAGACATTTGTTCAATTTGGCCTAATGCGGTTTCGGCTTCAGGAGTAAGCTGAAGGCCACTAGTACCTTTTAAGCCAGCCCTTGTTGTAACAACATTAGCATCAGCAGCGTCATACTTAGCAGCAACATCTTGCTTCTTCTTCTTGATTTCATTAATAAGATCATTTCTTAAAGTCCAGTTTCTTTCATTCTCATTAATCATTTCTTGAACTTGCATCTTATCAGGTTCAGCAGCAATTTCAGCTTGCCTAGTACCTTCTTTAGCTACAGCAATATCAGCGCCAGCCTGAGTCTGAGCAACTTGAACATTGGCAGCATTTGTCCCAGCAGTATTAACAATAGACGTACCAGCTTGAAGACCAGTACCCATTAACTGAGCATTAGTAGCTTGAGACTGTCCCATATAATTCAAAATGCTATTCATTGCTCCAGCGTCAATCTGTCTTCCTTGCATTCTTTCATTAGACGCCATCTCTTCTCTTCTAAGCTTCGCATTCTCAGTAGATAATTCTCTAGCAAGCTTTGCCTTGTTGAACTCAGAAATAACAGAAGTAATTGCCTCAAGTGTGCGATCAGTAGGGCTTGGAACGTAGATTGCCACTTGTCTTCTCCTTAATTAACTGGTTGAACAGAGGGAGTTAAACCTTTAAGAGATTCAATAATACTAGGAAGCATAGTTTGAATAGCAGATGTAAGTTCGTCCATTGTCAATCCACCGCCAAGACCAGCTTCTTTCATATACTCAGCAACCTTCTTATATTCAACATTGCCATTAACTGTAGCTCTATCAAGAATTCCCCTCATTAGCCTTTCATTAGCACCAAGCGGGGCAGCCTTCGTATTTGTAATTTCAACAGGCCCACCGGTAAGAGTTTGCCAAATGCTAGGCTTACCAGCAGTATTCTTGTAAGCGTTAATGATTCCTTGATCGGTAATCTGAGAACCAAACTTATTAAGATATTTAGGAGTTGTAACACCCATCTCATCAGTGAAGTTCTCAACGCTGGCAACATCGGTACTCTTCATAAAGCCCTTACCCAAGAAACCTTGACCAGCGGCAAGATTGCCAAGACCAGCTTGCAGCACTGCTGGGCCAAAAGTCTCTAACGCATTAGGTTGATTCTTCTGCTGATTAATATAAGATTGTCTTTCTTCTTCTCTCTGCATCTGCAAAGGTCTTAACTGAGAAGTAATGCTAGTCGTCATTTCACGTTCAGTATCAAGCATTTGGCCTTGAGCAGCAGCGACACCAGACTGTTCTTTCTCTGCCGCAATCCTAGCAGCAGTAACAGGGTCAACACCAGAAGCGATTAACGAGCCTTCATAATTACGAGCCGCAGAACGACTACCACCTAACATTTTAGAGTATGTACCTGCTAATCCGCTACCTGCAATGGTCTTTTTTGCAATAGCATCAGGATCAATTTCAGGTAATACATCATCTACATTAGGTGCATCTTTCTCAAAACCAGCAGGAATACCAGCAAGTAATCCCCAAGGCCCAGCAGATAAACCACCAGCAACAGCTCCACCTATAGCTTTTCCCCAATTCCATCCCATTTGATTCTCCTTATTTTAATGTTCTTTTACAAACAACAGCGCACTTGCCATTACAAGCTTGCTCAATAAAGAACACAGGAGTATAAACATAATCATCATCTTCTCCAGTGTATCCATATTTACTATCGTCAGGTATCCGTGGAATAAGAAAGATTGCAATATCACTAAGCAGTTCAACACTTTGCTGAACAATATCTCCATTCGGATTCTTAATGTTCATGCTTGGAACCTTATAGATGCTGCGTTTTGAGCCGCATTAAGATCAGCACTTGTCATCGAAAACGGACTAGGAAGAGTAGCACTAAACGCAGTAGCAGCTCTTCTAATAGTGCCATAATAAGCACTACCAGAAGTAGATTGAAGACCAAGAGACAAGGTGCCATAGGTAGGGAACCCATATAGAGTAGGCGCACCATCGCTCCACACGCCAACCCAATATAAGACTCCTGGACTGAAAGTAAAACCGAGTCCAGTAGCGTTACTAGAATGACCAGTAGCACCAACAGATATACTAGCACTTTCCCATATCTTAACATCAGGAAAACCAGTAGTAGCAGAGCCTTGATAAACAACAATTCTAATATATTTGCCAGCATCAGCAGTGCTTACATAAACACCAAAGCTTTGCGGTACGACACTAAAGTTAACAAAGCCAGGCCACAAATACAAGTAGTCTTTAACGATTGCTCTAGGAGTAGCACCAGAAGAAGCAATCGTAGAAAAGTCATACCATATACCACTAAGGAACCCAGCAGGATTCATACAAAAGTTTCTATATTGAGTATTTACAAGTTCGCCACCAGTAATAGATAATCCAAATCCAGCTCCAAGTTCTTCAACAGCACCAGTAGCAGCAGTGTCTCTACCAAGTAACTTATCAGTAGCCATAGTTAAACGACTTGCCTTTACATCACCAAGTAAAGCATAAACAGTAGAGTGGTCGTCATTACCAAGACCAGTAAGAGCAGAGTGGGCAGCTACGGAAAAGTCAACATCAAGCTCATCATTTTCTACCTTAAGGGTATCGCCAACACCAATATACTCTAGCGGATCAGAACCAGGCTTAGTCTTACCTAGCAAATATTCATTTTTAGCAGTTGCGGCAGAATCAGTTACCTTGATTGTCTTAGTCTGAACATCATTAGTCGTAACACTATCAGTAGTTACCTTCTTAGCATTTTGAATCTCTTTATTATTGGCATCTAAATTACCACCAAGCGTAGGCGTCGTATCGTTCTCAAGCTCGTCCATAACACCAATCAAATAACGCTTACCATAAGAATGAAGATGGAGTCTATTAGTTTCTTTATTGAGGCTAATCTTAACATTCTTACCAATCCAAATAGAATCCTCACTAGCGTGAACTTCTTCCGCTTCAACCTTGCCAGCATTTAATATAGGATGTCCTCTCATGTCCATAGGGCCAGACGCTTCTTGTCTCATCGGGTCTCTGCCAGTAGTAGATACAGGGGAATAAAAAGTCCTTCCATTCATCTTAATCTTTAATACTGCCTGTCCACGAGTATCATTAACTACTTCAAATGAAACATCGTTGCTCATCTTGGGTTCCTGTATTGTCTATAAATTAAACCAAATGAATCAATAATCTTATCTCCAGGAATGTCCCTCATTTCAATTTGAATTGCCTTATGCTTCGTATTGCCAATAGCATAATTTGCAACATTTCCATCTCCAACGCCAGAAGCAAGCGAAACAGTTATGCCAAGTTCATCCTTACAAAATAATTGGGCAGATGGCCCTGTGGAGCTAGGAACATAGGGATCACTAAAGGCTAAGAACAAAGAATAAAACTTCTTAAAATCATGGTTAGAACCAAAATTAATCATCTGGCTTTTATAGTTAAAAGGCCTATACCTAGATCGGTCATCAAACATCAAAGCATTTTCAGTAGGTGAACAAATAACAACATTGTCTGTATCAAAATCAATATAAGAGGCTGTTGGGTGTCCTCTTAAAGTGCAAGGAAACACCTGATGAGAAGCTGTAAAACACAAAGCATAGCCAGAATAACCTGGCCGACTACCAGTAACAAGCGTAATAATTCTAAGGTCTTCTTTTTGATTATATTCAATAACTGGTGGATACTCTGAAAACGCTTCATCCTTATAGATGAAATCGCCACTTTCAAGATTGCCAGAAATCTTCTTTAATTGCCCATTGTAAAAATAAATGTCATCATAAGTGCAAATATAAACTCCATCAACTAGCTTCTTTACAGATACAGCATGAACACCTTCAAATGTATGTTTAATATCAAGTGTTTCCTTATCTAATATGTGCATGGCAGTATTAGTAAAGCAAAGCAAATCCTTTCCCCAATCAGAAATAAAAGTAGGAACATTTGGAAGATGACGGAAAAGACCATACAAATCAAATTGATCTGGCCTACCTGGGAATGACTTGAAAATAACCCTATCAGCATCTTCAAAATTTTCAATACCAGAACATTTCCCAATATAAAGACTAGAACCGTCAAAATGCTGAACAGCATAGTATGGAGTAGTGATTTCTCTCAAATGAGAAAAGCCAGAAATGTCTTGATAGGTTGCTCCAAGCTCATTCTTATCCTTAACTATAATTCGATAGCAATTAACGCCAAACCTTTCATGAACACCGGTCTTATCAATAAGAGACACTCTAGCTATTTCTCTAGGGATGCTCTCATAGCTTCCGCTAATCCCACCAACCCTTGACTTAAAAACAAGCAAATCAGTTACTCTTTTGCTCATAACATTTCCACCATCAACTTGGTTCTTATTAAGATAAATTGTAATCTTGGTTCCCTCATCATCAACTTGAGCAACAGTATCTCCAAAAGAAGGAGAAAGAGGTGAATACTGGTTCCCATCATAACATGAACAAGTATAATACTTAAAGGCTTCTCCCTTTCTTATCCCAATGGCATTTGTACCAGAAGGCTCTATAAAGTAATATTTACCAGTATTTTGTATCAAGGAAAATCCGACAGTACTCCATCCACCCCAAGAGGTAAAATAAGCAGTTAATTTACACATACCACTTTGTTCTGAAACAACTCTATAAATTTTAGGGTTAACGCCAACAGCAGACATTAATCCTGGATAGCCGTTTTGAAAGAAAACTCCATCTTCATTTTTAACATTCTCTATAGGGAGAAATCCTATTGGGTAGCCTGGTCTAGCAGGATAACCAAGCCCGATAATATGTTTAATAATATAATATTCTATGCCAGCTATGTACGCCGTCGTTAATGATGTGTGATTTAAGCTTCTAATCCATGAATAAGTAGTGCCTGGGGCAAGATTACCATTAGCATAATCATAGAAATAAGCTATTCCATTCACAATTAATAATAATCTAGGAGATCCATAGTCTATGTTCTGGACTCCGCATACTTTGTCCTTGCCATAGCGTCTATTTCTTGCCGTTCTATCCTCATAAAAACTCTCACCATCAACAAGTTCTTCAGTAGATAAATAGATTCTAGTTCCAGCCCTAACATACCTTTCACTAGTTGTATCCAAATTGCTATCAGCAAAAGGATTAGTATAAGTTTCATTATAATCTATAGCAGAAATACTACTAGAACACCATAATACACAAAGACCACTTATCGTAAGAGTCATCCAGCCATCGTCGGTGTGGTTAATCGAAACTTGGGGAACCTTTCCGTTTCCATCATTCTCATCTGCATAAAAGTTACACAAATAACCAACCCACTCATATCCATCATTTCCACCGTGACCAAGAGCTGAATATCCATGTCGAAGAAGAGGCTTTCTAAATTGTTCCATCCAAAAATATTCAGTACGACTTTCGACTTCATGGTCAATCCAAAGCCTTCCATGCCTTCTCACAGTGTCATCAGTAGCTTTCATACAAGGACTCATGTTTACAACTGCAACAGACGTTTCATTCACCCAAAATGGATGCCCGCCAGCTTCTGTAAGCACCGCTCGCCATAAAAATTGTGCATTCCTTAAATAACCATTTCCATTTTGTCCTTCTGCATTCTCATTTCTATACTCGGCTCTTGAGACATATCTCTTATAACAACACTTAAATTGTCCATCAGTATCTTCATCATAAACTGAAAACCATAAAATAAACGAAGGATGAGCACCAATATGAGAGTCAGTAGCAATCATATCAGTTATGTTCTGTTCATCAGTATTGTCTAAAAGAAGACCCTCGACAGGAAGCGAACCCTGTAAAACCAATACCCTAGCCAGAGGATCATCAGCCGAAGGGCCTAAAGTAAAGAAATAAACAGTTCCGCTTTCAGTTTCATCTTTATCATAAACAGCCCAGTGAGCTGGAAAGGTCATTCCAGACTTGTCTAGTTCACATAAAGCCTGGGTACTGATTAACTCAATGTCACAGTCATCAAGGCTATTCCCAATAACATAATTATCATAAAGCAAGTAAACCTTATTATCACCATATTTTATTGCAACGGAATAATCCCCACCAGTAGGCCCCATCTCAGTAAACCTACATATTTTATAAAACATAGTTCCAGTATCAGCATCTAAAGGAAGAAGTCTAGCATCAGTAACTACGACATTAGGCTGCGCGGTGCCAAAGAAATCATGATTAATTTTACCAACAAACATTGGAATATCAGGAATATTGTTAGAAGAATATTTCAACGCTCGAATAGATTGACCAACATTCTCAAGATCATAAAACCTAGTATTGCTGAGAGTAGAAACGGCAGGCCCACCTGCCTGAAACGCGATAGAATAAAGTCTATCTGCAACCAACCCGCTTTCAGTAACAGACCTATTAAAAATCAAGTAGTTAATGCCATCAAAATTATATGTAGTTATAACATTAGCCTTAAACGATGCTTGCCCTCCGTAATTAATGGAAGCGTCTTCATAATATCCACCAATCTTTCCTAATTGAAGATTAGGATTAACATTCATTAGATAGTAAGGGAACTCACTTGTTACGTCAGTGGTACTAACTTCAGTAGTAATACCACCTTTTAACTGAGTAAATTCGAGTCGATTCTTAGGCATACACCCTCCTGTTTGCCACCTGAGAGCCGATATAGGACACGATCTCACTAAGGGAGTGGTACGGGCAGGCCACGAGGTTTGCGTGCCTCACAGGAGCATTTCTGCGTTCCACGGAAGGGCTGGGGGGATGATAGGTCATCGGGTGTAGCCTTTAGCTGGAGTCCCCTAGGCGTCCCAATCTACAGTCGCAACTCTCTCAGAATTTGGAAGCTTAAGCACTTCGATCATTAAGTCTAATGGACTTGTATTATTAGCATCTAAATCCATAGCCCAGCGTTGATTTGCATATTGATAGATTCTTACACAAGCCTCAGAACAGAACAACTTCTCATCACCAACAGTGTTATTACCATCTCTCCAAACCTTAATAACATCTTCCCAATTCTCATAAGGAGTTCCATCTATTTCCTTAATGCACTCTGCAATCATGCGCCTTAAGTTCTCAGTATGTATTGCAACGATTAAATAGTCTCTGCCCTGTTTGAGTCCATCAAGTCTTCTGGCTGCTGGCTTACCAATAAAGCCAGAATGAGCATCAGCCCCATATAGATAGACACCCTCGATCTTCCTTTGCATAATCTCTACATGATGAGGAATCTTTCTATGAACAATTCTAGTTTTAATTATTCTACCAAGCATCTCACCAAAAGCAATTAGCCAAGAAACAACTTGACCTCTCTTCGGAAAGAAAAACACAAGCCAGCCAGTTTCCGGGCGCATAGCTAGTTCTTCTTCCGTTGGGAATGGATACGACCTACCACTCTCGCAGCCATCACTTTCCACCTTCTTCCAGCTTGCGTAACCTAATTTCATACCTATCAAGTCTAAGGTTAACATCATTGATCGCTACACGAATCCCGCCTACCTCTTGCAAGAGATCGTCCTGTCTCTCTGCAACTAAATCAAGCTTCTTTATTACAAGTTCACCAACCCTAGAATCAAATTCGGTGTCCTGATGATGAGCTATTAATCCCTTAAGTTCATCATATCTAATTTTAGATAATGCAGCATGAGCATCTAAACTTTCTTGATTAGCCTTTAACGCAAATTCCTTCTCTAAATACGCAGTTCTAGCCATGTGTAAAGTAAATACAAAACCCATAACGGCAAGTGAAATAACAATAGCTTCTTTCCAGTTCACTCGTCTTTGCTCTGGCATGACTCTCTCCTAAGAATGTGATAATCTTGTGACGATATGGTTGTGTAGCATTTCTCCAGCAGTAAGTATTCTGGTGTAATAAACAACATCACCAAGAAAGCAATTTTCAGTAGCAAAGGCTTCACCAATTAAGAAAACTGGGGCAAGATCATCAATCGTAGCGGCATCAGGAAACGTAGTTGCATGAGCGGTTATAGTTGCATCAGAATAAAGAGCATAATAAAGAGTAGTAACCAGGCCGACATTATCACCGGTAATAAATATATGAATCCAATCATTATGATGAATAGTGTTGTTAAGTTCCCATAAACAAGTTCCAGAACCGGCAATCGTGCTACCATTAAGAGTTATTCTAATTGTGTCAGAAGTATCATTTATGGAAATTCCATATCCTGCATCATTATTAAAGGCATCACCAACTGATCGAAAGATATTAACTTTAGCTCCAGTAGTATTTCCAGTAGAATTTACTTTCACCCACGCATCTATAGTAAAATCAGTTTCAGCTATAGTCGTGGACGTAAGACTAAGAGCGGACAAGTAATGGTTTAACTTTATAGCTCTTGGGCCAGCATCATCAAACGCATTTTGATAAATATCTCTCTTAAACCCGCCCTGTCCTTTCGTTCCAGCGGTAGGATCAGAAATAGAGAGATCATTATGAGTTATTTCTAAAGTATTTCCTATTCTGTCTTTTTCCTTTGTGGTGCTAGAATCAAACGTAAAAGCATAGCCATTTTGGATATAGTTAAATAGAACATCCTTGCTATCAAAACAAAGAGCATT